AGGAGTTTTGCAACCAGATCGCCCAAACCATGGCCCAGGTGTTCCCGGGTCGAGCCCTTACTGTAGGATGGGGTGATCCCGCAGGCGCAAAACGGGACGAAATCTTTGAAACAGTGGTTTTTAACCATCTTATTTCCAAGGGAATCCCCATGAAAGGAGCCCCTGCACAGGCTATTGGCATCCGAATTGAGGCCACAAAGGCTCCAATGATCCGACTGATCCACGGAAAACCGGGATTTATGGTGAATAAACGTTGTAAAACCCTGAGAGCAGGACTCGCAGGCAAATGGGTGTACCGGAGATTGCAGGTCGCAGGCACCGAAAGGTATTCAGAAAAACCGGATAAAGGGAAATATTCCCATGTTTGTGATGCTTTAGGCTATTTTAATCTGGGTACTGGTGAATACCAGGCTATTCAGGGCCGAGAAAAAAGAAGGAACATAAAACCGATCAAAGTTAAAACGAATTGGAATCCACTCGCATGATAGACCATCCTTTATTCAAGTTATGTGAAAAAATTGCAACAGAAGAACCCGAAGGGCCACAAAAAGAAATAAACAAGGCCACCGCCGATCTGATGATTATGGGTTCGTGCGTTGTTAAGATTTCCTTGGATACAGGTGGTGTCTCTATCAAACATTTACCTTTAAAGGATTTTTATGTGGAATAGACGTAAATTCTTAGAAATAAGCGCAAAAACAACTGCTTTATTGGCTATGGCGGCACACTCTCCGGGGAAAGCCTTTTCGGCCCTCCTGAATGAAGGAGAGACGCCCGAGGAGAGGGATGCTCGTCTTAATGGAAAATGGCAGACCCTTTACGTTACTTTGATGATAGGGCCCGGATATCCCAAGGTTCCGGACAAACACAACCTTGCTGAAGTGCTTGAATCCTTTAAGTTCGGAAATGCCTGGGGTCTTTATACGGAAGTGAAGGATATGACATTTACACGAAGCTATTACGAAGGGAATGAGACCACTCGAAAATATGGGGAAACCCTCATGCCCTCAGGTCTCGTTAATGTTTGGTTCGCTCAGTGTCGATGAAGGAGTTTTATGATTTCTAAAAAGGTAGTTAAATCTAAGCAAACCCACTGGATCATCGTGAACCGGAGCAAGATGGAGTCCGAGTATGGGGTCCATGTGAACGGAATGAGCGTGGTGGATATCTGCACGAACAAGATCCAGGTGTTGAACCGGCTGGCTAAAATGACCAAAAAGGAACTGAGCTGGATAGTTGTGTCAGAATTCGACACAGTTAACGGGAAACCACAGAAATATAAGATTGGGGTCACAGGACCAGATTTTTTATCAAAAGAGTCCGTTATTTTTAATTAATGCCGGTCTATCAACAGGCTAAACGGGAATACCGCACCTATTACGTTGTTTTCCAAAAGAGTAAGCACAGGCGTCCCTGGCATTGTTTCACATGGAACGGTTTCCAACACGTCTGGTTGTTCTATCCTAAATATTTAGGCCCTCCTGGTCTTCTGACTCCACGCGGCACCATTAAAGTTGAACCCCTCTCCACTTTCATAGATACCGATTACTGGCCTTTTGACCCGGAATATGTGGCCAGCGAATTCCTAAAAGCCGAATATGTGCTCGATATCGTCAAAATAACTCTCCCCATCTTCTCTACCAAGCATTACCACTTGCGTGGTTTTATAAACTGTGTAACTATTGTAAAAAGTGTGATGGGATTGTGTAGTTTTTTTACACTCACACCCCAGCAACTACGCAGATACCTTTTAAGAATCGGTGGAGAGAGCCTTAATCAATGCCAGCCCTTAAACCTGAAGACGTAATTGTTCGCGCCAATTCTGCTGATCAGGAAAAACAAAACTGGGTTTCTCAATATCGAGACGCTTATGAGTTTGCGCTCCCCATGCGTAACCTCTATTCGACCTTCCAGCCCGGCGCGGATAAAATGGTCCGCGTTTTTAATTCCACCCAGATAATCTCCACCCAAAAATTTGCTTCACGCCTTCAATCCAATCTCACTCCTCCCAATCAGGAATGGCTCGACTTTGTTCCCGGCACTGAAATTTTACCAGAGAATAAAGATGAGGCCTTAAAGTTGCTTCAGGATGCCCAGACGAAGTTCTTTGGAGTCTTGGAAAACTCAAACTTTGACACAGTTATTACAGAATATTATCTCGACCTGGCCGTAGGAACTGCGGTCATGCTGGTCATGGAGGGAGACGACGAGAACCCCGTTGTTTTTACCGCTGTCCCAAACGCCCAAATCAGTTTGGACGAAGGGCCTTTAGGGAACGTGGATGGAGTGTTCCGGCAATCAACGGTGGCCGCAAGAAATGTCGAGGCGACATGGCCCGATCTCACGCCCGCAGGAAAAGCAAAGATAAATATGCTTTTGCAGGAATCTAATAAATTAAAAAAAGACAGCAAACTCAATATTCTCGAAGCCACCTATTTTGATTTTAAAGAAAAGAAATTCTGGTATCAGGTAATTCTGAAGGGTACTCAGGACGATTCAAATATTTCACAACCTACCCAGGTACAAAATTTGGATACGGGCGGCTCTACTCTCTTGGTCGAGCGCCGACTAGATGAAAGCCCCTGGATCATTACCCGGTGGATAAAGGTGGCCGGGGAAGTTTTTGGGCGGGGACCGCTCCTTTTTGCTCTTCCAGACATTAAGACCCTTAACAAAGCCTCCGAGTTAATGCTGCAAAATGCCTCCATGGCAATAAGCGGTTTATGGGCCGTTGCCAATGATTCAATCGCCAACCTGGACATGGTTCAGCTTTCTGCCGGGACATTCCTCCCAATGGATAGAATTGAAGATATCAAGCGTCTCGATATACCTGGAGACCTCTCTATAGGCGAGGCTATTTCCGAGAAGCTGGAAAATAATATTCGCGCTGCTTTGTTTGACAGGGCTTTGCCAGATCCAACTGGAGCAGTGCGGTCACCCACTGAAATTATTGAAAGAGTCCGAGAACTTGCCCAGGATATCGGCGCCCCCTTCTCCCGAATCTATGCAGAGCTTTTAAAACCGCTTGCGACTCGCGTTACAAACATTATGGTTAAGCGGGGGCTTCTTGACTTCCCTTTAGAATTTAATGGCCGCGCTGTAAAAGTTATTCCTACATCGCCACTTGCAAGAGAACAAAACATTAACGACTTGGAATCCGCTGTTCAGTGGTTGCAGATCGTACAAAGCCTGGGGCCTGAGGTTCTTTTTGGAACCGTTAAAGTTGAAGACTTCGCTCAGTGGTCAGCCGAAAAAATGGGGATTGACCTGGAACTGGCCCGCGATAAAAGTGAGAGAGAGGGCATCCAAGAACAGGTGGCACAATTAATCGCCGCTGCCCAACAGGCGCAGACGGACCAACCCGCAGCATAGGAGATTTTATGCAAGCGCAAAAAGAATTGAACGAGTCTACCTCAGATTTTTTAAAACAAAATTTTCCCTATCCCGACCCCCAGAATAGGCATGAGCGCAGGGCTAATGATAGGCATCAGAAAAAAGATGATTATGAATTCAGGCGGAATGAAAAACGACTCGCTATGGCCGAGCGCGATAGATTAAAAAACTTTTAAGGAGATTTTATGAAATCTGTTTTAGCTCAAGCTGATGAAAATAAAATAATGGGAAAGGGATTGACGGTTTCTTGCAAGGTAACAGAGAGGCCCCCAGCAATTGGGAAAGTTGTTTACAGCAAACCGGACGGGATCAACCTCCAAATCAATATTGTGAATTCTCCCATAGGTTATCCGCCTGATGTGCGCCAGGGTTTTGGAGAAATGATACAGATACTTCAAGAAGAGGGGAAGATCGGATCCTCCGGATCTATAGCCATTGCCACGCTGGAGAAAATGTAGTGGCAGAAGATCATATTCCTGAAAGTGTTTACGGCCCAGACAGGGATTTTGGGAAACCAAATATTCCTCCGGAGATCAAAGAAAATATTCTTGAAACGGATGTCTTGATTGCAAAGGCATTCAATTCGCTTGCCGGGAGAAAAGTTCTGAAGTGGATGCGAGATACCTATATTGACAATGCGATTGAAGGATACGTTGTCGATCGTAATGGAAGCATTAATGCCGACGCAACAACCTTTCAAATGTACCAAAGGGAAGGCCAGAGAATTCTTATTAAGAATATTGAAATGAGAATGAAACGTGCAGAGTCAAAATGAATCAGATCATCTAAACCGGAAGCTCTCTGAAAACTTTCGGGCAAGAGAGTTTATGTGTCCATGTTGCTCTAAAGAGGGGATCAAGGATGAGCTGGTGGTTTATTTGCAACTGGTTCATAACCTTTTGCCGGTTCATCGTGTGATGATTGTCACGTCCGGGTTCCGTTGTGAGGAACATAATAAAGAGGTGGGCGGCGTTGAGGACTCGGCGCACATGAAAGGTCTCGCTGCCGATATCAAGTTTGAAGATATCAGTCATAAGTTCATGTTGATTTCAGCTTTCCTAAAGGTTGGTTTTAAGCGTATCGGAATTTATAACAGCTTCATCCATGTTGATTTGGATGCTTCAAAAACTCAGAAAGTGATTTGGTGATTATGCAAGTTTTAAGGACTGAATATCATAGAAGCTGGCGCAAAAAGAATTTGGATAGGGTGAAAGCTGTTCAAAGGGAATGGTATCTAAAGAACGCAGAAAAAATCGCCGCAAAAAATAAGATTCATCGCGAGAATAATGCAGAAAAAATCAATGCCAGTAAAAGAGCGTGGTATCTAAAAGAATCTTCAAGTGTTATTGAAAAAAACAACGCTTACAAAAAAAATAATCCCGAGAAACACGATGCCCATATGGCTGTTTCAAGAGCTATCAAAGCCGGAAAATTAAAACGACAATGTTGCTTTGAGTGTGGCAAAGAAAAAACAGAGGGGCATCACCAGGATTACTCAAAACCTTTAGAGGTGATATGGCTTTGTTCTTACCACCATAAGGCTTTGCATAGAAAACAGAAAAAAGCAGCATAAAGGAGAAAAACTATTTTTGGATTTGACGACATCATTGGCCAGGGCCTCAAGATTATAAATAAGTTTGTCCCTGACAAAGAACAGGCCGCGAAACTCCAGGCCGAATTAAATTCGGAGTTTATGAAGTACGAGGCTCAATTTGTTTCGTATCAGAGGGACATTATCGTAGCGGAGGCGAAATCGGAATCCTGGATAGCTAGGAACTGGCGCCCCCTTATGATGCTGACATTTGTGGGGATCATTTTCAATAATCATGTCCTGGCTGCATGGATGCAGACCCTTGGTTTTAATTATGCAGTAATCGAGCTTCCCCCTGATATGTGGGACCTCTTAAAAATTGGATTGGGCGGTTATATCCTCGGAAGGTCCGGGGAAAAAATAACCAAAACAATAAAAGGAAAATAGGAGAATTTATGAGTGAAGATGCCGCAACACCAGCCGTTGCACCTGAAGCCACACCCGAAACTGCGCCAACTGATGGGGGCGCTCCACCAGAAAGCAATTCTAATGGCGGTAGCCCTCCGTCTGACCAGGCTCCGGGTTTACTTGCGAATGCTCGCGGTGAAGGGGATGCCGCAGCACCGACTTTTGAAGATCCGGCTCCTACCGCTACACCGGGTGAGATAACTGCCCGGCCAGATAATATTGCCGAGCAATTCTGGGACAGTGAAAAAGGGGAATTAAAAGGCGGCGAACTTGCCAATTCATACAACTCATTAAGAAAAGAGTTCAACAGATTATCCCAAGATAAAGGTAAAGGAGCCCCGGAAAAGTTTGAGGATTATTTGGAGGATTACAAGCCTCCTCATCGTGGTCGTGCGCGTGGAGACGAAAAAGAAGGCGCCGTGTTGGATCGTTTTGGAGAGCTTGATCCCCAGGATCCCGTCTTTGTCGCAATGGCTAAATTCGCGAAGCAAGGGAATATGAGTCCAGCGGCTTTCACGGATGGTATGCAGGACCTTATGGAAGAGCTTCATGTTTTGTTGCCCGAACCTATTAACCCGGAGAAAGAACTGGCTACTTTAGGCGAAGGCGCCGAGCACATGGTCAAAACCAATTCGGATTGGGTCGGCACTTTAGCTCGCAATGGGATTGTTAACGAGGATGAATACAATCTTTTGTTGAACTTTGGGTCTACGGCTTTAGGGGTCCAGCTTGTAAATAAACTTCGTTTAAACAGTGGGGAAAAACCAATTCCTGGTAAGTTGAATGGTAACGCAAACAAAGGTCGGAAAACCCCTGATGAATGTGCGGCCATGATGCAAGACGAAAGGTATCACGCCGATGGCCCGGCTGGGGATGCGTTTAGAAATGAAGTTGACAAGGCTTTTGCTGAAACTTTTGGTACAGAGAAAGCGTAATGCCATTAATCACACCCAGAAAAGGCGCAACCAAAGCCACTAGGCGAAAGGCCGCGTCTAAAAATATCAGCCGAGAGGTTGCTGCCGGGAGGCCCAGGAAACAGGCTATAGCTATAGGGTTAAGCGCGGCAGGGTTATCTCGTAAGAACTCTTCAACTAAAGGGAGGAAATCCAGTGGCAAAACACGATCCAGTCGCAGACGCTAGAAGGGCCGCAAAGGCTCGTAAAGGTTCAGGTCATAAAGGTTCACCCCGGAAATCCAATTCGGGTGTGAGAGTGAAAATAAAAAATGTCAAAATTAATAAAATGACAATTAATAAAGGCCCAGGCCGCAAAGCATCAACGCGAAAGACCAGAAAATAATGTCGTTTCTTGGCGATAATATGACGCCGCTTGGAGGAAACTCCAGAGCGGGGAGAAACCCGGAAAAAAATACCCCTATGGGTTGGGCTTACCAAAGCTCAACCGATAGCCTCGCTGATGTGCAGGGAGTTGGCTATTTTGACACCTTTAATATTTCCCTGGTTGCTGGCCAGTTCATCTACGCATCGCTCACCGACGGCAAGTTTATTTTTACAGTCTTTAGTTCAGACGTAAATTTAAAACAGGTGACTCTAGATTCGGCTGTTTTCTTTCCTACATCAGGCGTAGCTCCTGGCATAGACGATGTGTTGGAAGTTGGTCAGTTGATAACAGGGAACAAACAAATTGCAGGAGAGGCTAGTAGTTCTACATTAGCTTTAAACTTCACAGATGCCCCGTTATCCAGTTTCACCAAATTTGCACAGATTTTTATTGAACCTGAAATAGCTCTCCTTTCTGTCAGTCAGGGGGATGGTGCGGGAAACTTTACCGGTACCAGAGCAATTTCCATAGATGACAGTACCGGAATGGTGGTCGCGGATACGGTGGAAAATAAGGGACTTGTTTACGCGGCTGATTATACCGATCAGTTTGTTCCCCTTTCTTTAGTTGATAAAAATTACTCCGACTTTAAATCTAGGCTTGCCCAGACGGTACAGACTACGGGGGTGTTAGAAGGGCTGGCTTTGTCAGATGCCACTTTGACCACCTTTGATATTTCAGCCGGTTCGGGAATAATCGCTAGATATACCGACCCATCGAATCCCGTAGTGACTGTCGTTGAATTTGCCGGGGTAGATGATTATGTGGCGCTGAATCTCAACCAAGGCTTGATCCGTCTCGGCCTCGACATAAACGGAAATATTGTTGAAAAAGCCGTATTAACAACTCAAGATTTGAGAGAAACAATTTGGTTTGGTGGATATGTAAGTCTTGTTGGGCCTCCCGCCATTGACTTGATAGATTCGCCGGAAAATCTTGGTTTTGAAGGAATTGCAAGCGTTAAAGATTATATTAAGGACGTTATCGGCCCCGCAACTATTACGGGGAATATAATTTCCGCATCCTCAAATGCCAGTTTAGAGATAGCAAATACTGGTGGTCTGGTTTATATACCTGAAGCAAATTTTCGGAACAACCCGGAAGTGCCGGACGAACTATTGATATCCGCCGATGATCCTATAACCGGGTTTTTCTATGGATTCAGGGATGCGGGAACGGGGATTATTCTCGGTATCCCGACAACTCTTATTGACCCCGATAATTATGATGATGGATCGGGCACCCTCCAACCTGTTCCCAATAATTCTTTCAGTGTCCAGGTTATTTACATCACCGCAGAAGTTCTTTATGGAGTCGCATACGGACAGGAAACTTTTAATACATTATCTACTGCGGAAAGTGCTGTTTTAGGGGGTACGCTAGAATTTGAAGAACGCGGAGTATTCACACAGCTTGTCCGTAGAAGTTTTATGGTTGTGAAGGAAGGGACTACCGATTTAAACAATACTTCAAACGTAACATTTTTCGCGGATGGAAAATTTAGAGGTGGTGGAGTATCAACAGGAGGAACGCCGGGAGTAACTTTGCCGGGCGGTGCGAATACCAATGTTCAATTCAACGACAGCGGATTTTTCGGAGGCGATAGTGGCTTTACCTATACCAAGGCAACCAGTGATGTTTTGATCGGTGGACAATTAACTCTCGGTGCAGGTCTAGGAGTATTGATTTCAGATATTGGCGAAAACGTAACATTCAGAGACAACGCAAGTGCTATTACTGGAACTTTAAATACTGTCATGGGTGGAAACACTTCAACTTCTATTATCACGGGAGAAGGTAACGCGATTTATGGATATAAGGCCGGGGATTCTGTCACATCCGGGGACGATAATGTTTTGGTGGGGATGTCGGCGGCGGATGAACTAACTACCGGCGTGGATAATATTTGTTTGGGACGTGAATCAGGTACAGGACTTATTACAGGTTCCAGGAATATTTTAATTGGAGACAATACGGCGGTCCCGGCGGCTGGAACCAATGATTTCCTGAATATTGGGGATTTAATTTTTGGCGATCTAGCGGGTCAATTTGTAAGGATCGGCGGTTCTTTGGGTACCGTTCCCGGTCCAGAAGTTTTGAGGGTTGAAGGCCCACTCAGCATACAGGGAACTCTCATTTTAGATCGTCAAGGATCGTTTGACGATAATATTCTACTTTCAATCTCCGGGGCGCCCGTGACAACGGGCCGAAGAAATATTCTTATTGGTGTTTATACCGGGGCCGGTCCCGATATTACCGGGGACGAAAATATAATTTTAGGCCATATTGCCGGGGCCGACTTAACAAGCGGAAGCGAAAATATTTTAATAGGAGATAGTGTTGCCCAAAGTATCACAACAGGAAGTCAAAATACTATCGTAGGGGGACTTGCTGGTATGGGTCTGACGGTTGGATTACGCAATACGATAATAGGCGATCAGGCCGGTCAAACCGTGGTAGGCGGAGACGATAATATCATTATTGGTATGGGGGCGGACACCCCAGCGGCGGGTACGAACGAATTCTTAAATATTGGTGGCTTGATTTTTGCCCAACTAGCCAATGACAGGGTAAGAATTGGGGGAGTTGTGGGTGACGCCTTTAGTGCTTCCGCTGGGCTGGAATTATTTGATGATGATATGGCGCTTCGTTTAAACCGGGTAACCACCACCAACGAAGGTACGATGACACTTCAAAACGGAATGATTTGGTACAACTCTACATCAAATACTTTGAGAGCTAGAGTAAACGGAGCGACAGGAACCATAGACTTTACAGCAGATTAAACCTTAACAAAAGGAGTTTGATATGTCCGAGGATAAACAAAAGCAAGAAGTTAAAGAACAAACAGCACAGGAAGCCATGAATTTTATTGATTCAATGGCCCCCTCCCTGATGAATTATGTGGTTAAAGATCGGTGGGTTCTTTTTACTCAATCGCTTCAAACTATCCGGAACGAAATTTCTAGCAACGGGAATGGGAACAAACCGGACCCAAAATAATAAAATAGTTGACTTATCATAATAAAGTAGTAAATTATCAAACATAAGGACTGGGCTTAGCATTTAAGCCCACAATCCTTGTGTAGAGTATGTTTTTTCATCGACCCTTATGAGTCGGTGGCAATCCTAAATACTAGTTTCATACTAGTTTCTACTAAATTAGTATTTGGCTGGTATAAGGACCCTCCAAACACCATTTGGCAATCGGTTAAGTAATCCCAAAACTTAATCTAAGGAGAGCCAAGTGGCCAGATCCCTAACAAATAATGAGGTTGCTCAGTTTGACGCTGAAGTCAAACAGGCATACCAGAAGTCCAGTATTCTCCGTGGCGCTGTCCGGGTAAAGACCGGCGTTGTAGGCGCTACGCACCAGTTCCCCACGTTTGGCAAAGGTTTGGCTACTCCCAGGTTGCCGCAAACCGATGTCATTCCCATGAACATCCAGCAGGACCACGTTATTGCGACTATTGAGGATTGGAATGCTCCGGAATACACGGATATTTTCGATCAGCAAAAAGTCAATTATTCAGAGAAGGCAGAATTGGCTAAGACCATTGCTATGGCAATCGGGCGTCGGCAGGATCAACTCATTCTGGATGCCCTCACCGCCGCAGTAGCAGCCGGTGGGATAGCGGGGACCTCGCCTAGCTCTGTTATGACCGTGGCTAAATTAACCGATATCGGTGAGTTTTTCGACGACCAGGGTGTCCCTGAGTCAGAGCGTAATCTTATATGGAGCCCTAGGGCGAAGAAACAGATTTTCGCGGACACGACTGCCACCAGCGCCGACTTTAACGCAATTAGGGTTCTGGTAAATGGCACGTTCAACGAATATTTCGGATTTACCTTTCACCTGATTGAGTCAAGAGCGGAAGGTGGCCTCGTTAAAACCGGGAATGACCGTTTCTGCTTTGCTTTCCACGGTGGAATGCGCGGATCAACTGGCCTTGCGGTTGGAATTGATTTCCGTACTACGGTTGATTGGATTGCTGAGAAAACTTCTTGGCTTTCTAATGGGCTTTTCTCGGCTGGATCGGTTGTCATTGATCCGCTGGGCGTAGTTTCCGTCGTAGTAGACGAAACTTAAAATCAAATTTGGGCTCCTCGATCGTGGGGAGCCCGGTCTTAATAAGGAGTTCTATTATGGCTTTTGAATTGGATGGATTCAGTCCGGTTGGCGGAAATCACGGTACCGATCTCGATAGTGGAGAGCAAGGCATTGCTGAATATTCTTAC